TGCCAATCAGGCATCTGACCATCAAGAAGTTTGCGGATGAGTCTGGCTATACTGAGGACGCCGTCCGTACCAAGATCCGTGACGGCGTTTGGCCCGAAGGAACTATCTGGGTAAAGGCACCGGACGGGCGAGTCCTTATCAACACCGAAGGATATGACGCATGGGCAAGCAGTACGATGGCGTTCGGCCAGCTTCCGAGTCGTCCATCGAAATCGACTTCTATTATGCGAACCAGCGGTGCCGGGAACGCATCAAGCTCCAGCCCACCCCCGCTAATCTAAAGCGGGCGGCCAACCATCGCGCGGCGATTCTCGACGCGATTGCGCGCGGCACCTTCAGCTACGCCACCACTTTCCCCGAGAGCAAGAACGCAGCCAAGTTCAGCCCGAAGGCCCTGGGTCAAACGGTTCAAGCCTATCTTGAGAGCTGGGTGGACGGGAAAGCCAAGACCATAAAGGCCAGTACGGCGGACGGCTATCGAAAGGTGGTCAACGGGCGCCTCGTCCCATCGCTCGGCAAGCACGAGCTTGCAGATCTGCGGCGCGTCCACGTGCGCGAAATGTGCGAAGACATGGACGTGACGAACAAGCGCATTGCGAACGTCCTGTCCGTACTGCGCACGGCGCTGGATGAAGCCGTGACGGATGAATTGATAGAAACCAATCCTATCGCCGGTTGGACCTACGCGAAGAACGAAGCCCCGAAAGAAGAAGATGACGTCGACCCGTTCACGGCCGCCGAACAGGCGAAGATTCTGGAGGCGCTTGATGGGCAGGGCCGCAACCTGATTCAGTTCGCTCTATGGACGGGCCTCCGAACGTCCGAAATGGTGGGCCTACGGTGGGAGGATATTGACTTGGCGCGCGGGGAGGTGCGCATTCGACGCGCAACGACTCAGGCAGCCAAGGGAGCCGCCGAAGTCCCGAAGACCAGCAGCAGTAAGCGCATGGTCAAGCTGCTCGGCCCCGCCCGCGAGGCGCTGGAAGCACAAAAGGCGTTCACGTTGCTGGCGAACGCCCATGTTTTTCAGAACCCTCGCACCAGCGCGCCCTGGGAAGGCGATCAGCCCATTCGCAAGACCCTTTGGCAGCCCGCGCTGAAACGCGCCAAGGTCCGTTACCGTGTGCCGTACCAGACCCGGCACACCTACGCGTCTATGATGCTGTCCGCGGGAGAGCATCCGATGTGGGTTGCCAATCAGATGGGACATGCGGATTGGGGCATGATTCGCCGCGTCTACGGCCGGTGGATGCCCGATGCCGCCCCCGACGCCGGCGCCAAGGCCGAGGCCTTGTACGGCAGCCCTGATGGTCAGCATTTGGTCAACATCACCCCCAAGAGCCGCATGAACACTGGATAGCCCGGGGGTTCAATTCCCCCCGGCTCCACCAAATTAGCAAGCATTAGTCAGTAGCAGACAGGGGCGGACGGGATAACCGATCCGCCCTTTTTTTGTCTCTGGCTGATTACCATTTCACAGTGAAATCACACGGAATTCACTCCAGCATATACCGGGCAGCCACCCAGCATTTGCCATGTCCTATTTCATCCCCTTATCCCACCGGCCCGGAGGCTGCTGGACCTGAATCCACTGGCACGGCGAGACGACAGGCCACGAAGGTCGTATTGCCACCGAGAGCCTGACCAAAAGATCGCCCCACGTTCCCTGCTGAAGGTTGCAGATCGTGGGTGTGGGAAGTTGAGGCGGACGATGAAATCCAGCTGTTCCGACAGCGATGGCCGGAACAGGGCTAGGGCATGGCTAGGCATTGACCGCCGCCTGTTGCCGGGTAGCGCACCTGGGATACTGGAACCCCAGCGCGGCATGGGCCTGCGCCAAGTCGTCCCGGGACAGCGAATCAACGCGCGGTACTAGCGGGCACGGCGCGTTGAGATTCACGGGCAGCGTTGACCGCGTCGATAGCCCCTATGCTTGCGCGCACGCGGACAGCGTCACGCACGAAGCCAGCAGGCAGAGGGCGCTTAAAGACTTCACGGGCGCCCCCCTCGATGACCTTGGATTCGGCCCCATGGCGATCCGGTCCGCAGTTTCCAGTCGCCGCCGCATTCCACGGGCACGCCCAGCTCGGCAGCGCAGGCCTTCTCGACGTCCGCCACGCCTTTGAAACGGCTCCATCCGCCCCACGGAATAGCCCCGCCCACCACCGGCGCCAAGTCGACCGCTTGGCCTAGACCGTCCGCCTGTGGCAAGTGGTAGCTGTTCATGCTTGGCTGGCGCCCTTGGTGACATATTCGCGGTGCTGCGCCGCGGTGCTCCCCTTCCCAATACCGGGAAATCCCCGGGGTGCGCTAGATGGCAAGCGTCACCACATCAACCAGATCGGAATGCACGGCTGCAAAGTTGCGAGAGACTGCGCCGGGACAGCTCGAACTTGCACGTTTCGTGTTCCTCCGGCCATGAAAATAGCCCGATCTCGGCGAGCTAGATAATGTGTTAGCAATTGCGTTATATTTACGGCAGTTTTGTCACATTTAATAAATATATGATTGAACTCCTTGAGAGTGTCGCTCAGATCGCCTCCGAACTGGCGTTTACCCCGATTCCGGTGAACGCCGCTATCCTGGGCGGCAGCGTGGCCGCACTTGTCATACTGCGGCGCGTTAAAAGCCGCTTGTTTACGAGTCGCGAAATGGCGGACTTGATTCCGCATTACGGCCGCAAGATCGCCAAGCAAATAATAAAGGCCCGGCGTGCGGCAGGGCACCGACACGTCCCCTATTACCATAACGAGCCC